TGCAACTTTTCTGTTGCCAGGTAAGTTGCCAACCCCGTTAGCCTAACGAATTAGGCCGCAAGTGCTAGATTTTCATCTGCATTTATAATTTTGTGCGATTTGCGGTCGTCACCTACCGACAACTCCAATGCCTTTTAAATCACCGTCGATCCTGGTTCACCCCCGTCATAAACACACCAGTAATGTTTCACGAAATATTCTTTCCATCTAGTGCCGTAGACTTTGATATAAGCATTCCTTATTCTATCAAATTCTTTCTTAGACATAAAGCCTCGTGTGTTTATGGTGGAGGTGGTCGGTACTGCCCCGACGTCCGTATAACCTATTACGACACCTTCATCGTTGTAAGTGTAATTATACAACTTTATTAACTTTTGTCAACCAACTATATGATATCTAATGTTTTTAATGTAGTAGCAGTGGCAATACCTGCTGATAAAAGATAAGCCATGCATGGATCTTTTGTTAACTGACCTAATAATCCTGCCAGTGCGGCCTGTAATAGTTTTTCAAGTATGTTTCCAAGATATTTTAAATCTTCTTTGATTATATCTATTAACATTTTAGCAAGTCCTATAACTGCCATTGCAAGAGCTAATATACCTGCCACTTGTAATACTTTAGATAATATTTGTCCTAGTATACCACCTGCCTTCATTAAAGCACCCATTGCCGATTCAATAAATTTACAAGGACCTGATGCTGTTGATGGAACGTTAGCCAGTACGTTTGCTAGAGAACTAAAAGATGAAACCATACTCATATAACCTGCAAGTCCTGGAATAGCAATACCGCCAGGTGAACTTGGTGTTGTTGGTAAGGCAACGTCGGCCCCATAGTAAGCAGTGTTACCCATAACTGTCCACATAGAATTTGGATTAGTAAATTCTTCAACACACATACCACTCTGTCTGTTACTCAAAAATGCAACGTCTTTTATCGCACCTTCAACAAACTTGATATCTCTTATCTCAATGTCAGTCAACTTCCTTGTTGTCTGTCCTGGTCCTATGAGAGAACCATCTACTTCAACACGTTGAGCATAGTTGACATGATCCCAGTTATCAGGTAATGCCGATTTTTGATCAGCAATCTTTTGTGCTATCTGTTGAATTGCATCATCATGTGGATTTCTAAAACCAGCATATGCTTTACAAGATCTACCAAATGGATCAGTATGGTCCACTAGATCCAAAGCACCGCTGTTCAATAAATTCTTTTGTAACTCACTTATCTGTGAAGTGTTTGGAATAAGGTTATCTGGGAAGTTTAAATTATCCGGATAGTTACCTGTTATTTTTTTTCCTGTTGTCATTTTTATCCTCCTGCGAAAACTGTTCCTGAACCTGTTTGTACTGAACTGCCACAAGCAACTGGATCACCGACTCTACCTAATTGTAAGTTATTTGCAAACACTGATCCTGATCCTGCGGCCAAGTTACTTCCATGGACACAGTGAACGGACCAACTGTCTGATTGTCTGTGTACTGGTATATTGTCTGCGAAGACATTTCCACTCGCACCATTACTTGGTCTCGGAGGACATGGTCCGTGACCTGTACATAAATCACCTAATCTCGTTACCGCTGGCATAATAGTATTTATGTACTATTATTAAGATGCGATAATTTTTGATTTTTCTTCAGGTGTGGGTGCTTTGATACTCGTTACTGTTTGAGAGTATTGACTAGAAGCCACTGGATTTGCTTTTGTAATTGCAATTATATTACTTCTTGGTAATTCAATTGCGTCCTTAACATCTTGCATCATCATGAACTGGCTCATTGCCAAACCCTTTGGAGTATGTACTAACATCATAGGTTTCATTACTTTGATGCTGGCTGTACTGTCTTCTACTACTTTAGCAATGACTTCTTCTGCTGTCACTAGTTTAATCGCTACTATGTCACCTTCTTCGTGTTTTTTATTTTGGATCATAATTTAAAGCCTTTAAATGTGTCTTTGGTTACATCTTGTTTTACACCACCTATGATGTAACTTTCGACTTCTGTTTCTTGAGGTGCTACCTGTAAGCCTGCTGAGCTTAACCAGTGTTGTGTCCATGGTAGTGGATTCTGTGTTACGGGTTGGTCAAATATCGGTTCTTTACCAATCGCCTTTAGTCTTTTGTTTGCAATAAATTCAACGTATCTGTGTAATAGAGTTTCATTTAAACCAATAATAGTTCCTTGTTTGAACAAATGATCTGCCCATGCTTTTTCTTCTTCGACTGCTATTTTGAACATATCATAAACATCTTTGTCACACTCTTTCGCTATCTTTGTAAAGTCTTTATCATCAGAAGCGTTATGCCAATTCTTTATGACGTGTGTTGACAAGTTCAAGTGTGTCGCTTCATCTCTTGCTATCAATGAAATAATTTTTGCCGAACCTTCCATAAGTTTAAGTTCACCAAATGCGAATGTACAAGCAAACGAAACATAGAATCTTAAACCTTCAAGTAGGTTAACATTTACCATTGCTAGATAAAGTTTCTTTTTAACATCATACAAATCGCCTTTGCCTTTTACAAAATAATTTTCGGCGGCTTCGCCAAATGTATCATAATTTTTTGTTACCGATACTGCACGTTTTAAAATTTCTTTATCATCTAAGATAGTGTCAAAAACTTCTGCTGGATCAGGATAAACATTCTTGATAATATGTGTGTATGATCTAGAGTGAATAGTTTCAAAGAAATCCCAAGTAACAATGCAACCTTCTAGTTCTGGATTAGATACATACGGTAAGAACATAAGACTCGGTCCTCTACCTTGCACACTGTCTAACAAAGTTTGATACTTCAAGTTAGATGTGAATATGTGTTTCTGTTCAGGTCTGAAAGTATCAAAGTCTGACCTGTCTTTTTGTAAACTTACTTCTTCAGGTCTCCAAAAGTAACCCAACATAGTTTGATTAAGTTTATCAAACTGTGGATACTTGAATACATCGTATCTTTGTACGTTCTGATCTTCACCAAAGAACATCGGCTCTTTTGTAAAGTCAATATCATTTCTATTAAAAACTGTTTTTCCCATAGTCCTATTTATTTCTCTTAGATTTCACAAGCGTCGCAATTTTCAACGTCTGTGTCTTGTGTGACTGATACATTTGAATCAACTGATTTGTCATGCTGTGAACCATCTAAATGCTCAAACTCTTTCGCGGCATTCTGTACTGGTGCTTCTTCTACTTCAACACTTGCATCTGTTTTAAAATCATATGTATTCTGATAATAACTAGTCTTCCAACCTAACTTATAAGTGTTTAATAAGTCTTTAAACATAACACTCATTGGTACTTCATTATTTTCATAATGTGTTGGATTATATGACCAGTTGCCTGATATTGCTTGATCAAAGAATTTTTGCATCACAGCAACTACGTTTATATACCCGTCATTGTTGGGCATATCCCAAAGTAGGGTATAAAAGTTTTTCAGTCTTGCGTAATCAGGTACTATTTGTTTTAATGGACCTTTTTTACTTTTCTTAACTGAAAGGAAGCCACGTGGTGGCTCTATTCCGTTAGTAGCATTACTAACAACGGAAGAACTTTCTGAAGGCATCTGTGCCGACAGAGTTGAATTTCTCATTCCATGTTCTTTTATTTCTTTTCTAAGTTTTTCCCATTTCATTTTTAAACTAGTCGAACAAATTTCATCAAGATCTTTTTTATAGTGATCGATAGGTAATTCACCTTTTGCATATTTTGTTCTATCAAAGTATTCACACTTTCCTTTTTCTTTTGCAAGTTCTACAGAGGCTTTAATTAGATAATACTGGAATGCTTCTGTAAGTTCATGCACAACTTTTATAGCACCTTTGTCACCATACTTGACTTGGTTTTTAGCGAGATAATGTGCAAGTCCGATATAACCTATACCTAAACTTCTTCTTGCTTTTGTAGAAATTTCAGCCGCTGTAACCGGATAATTTTGATAGTCAATTATTTCATCTAATGCTCTTACTGCCACTTCACATAATTCTTCAAGCTCACTTAAATCTTTTATTGTACCAACGTTGACTGCACTTAAAATACATAAAGCAATCTCACCGTCACCATCAATATGTTGCAATGGCACAGTAGGTAAAGTTATCTCCTGACACAAGTTACTCATAGAAACCTTGTCTTGGAAACTACTGTGTGTATTGGCGTGATCTATATTCATAATATAGATACGACCTGTCTCTGCTCTTTCCTGTAATAGTTTACCAAAAAGTACCTGTGCAGAAATTTTCTTCTTATGAATCTTTTTATCTTTCTCATACTTAACATACAACGCATCAAATTCATCTGTTCCAAATGCATCATACAAACCTGGTACGTCATGTGGAGAGAACAAAGTTATTTCTTCATCACCTAACAATCTTTCATAAAATAATTTAGATAATTGTATCGAATAATCTAACTTACGTACTCTGTTATCTTCTGTACCTTTATTATTTTTTAGTACGAGAATGTCTTCAATCTCTTGGTGCCAGATAGGGAAGTGTACTGTTGCACTACCTCCACGCACACCATTTTGTGTGCAACATCTCACAGTCGCTTCAAACTTCTTAAGAAAAGGAACAACACCTGTGTGTGCAACTTCTCCACCTCGTATACGAGAATTGATTCCACGTATCCTACCTGCATTGATTCCAATGCCGGCTCTTTGTGCAATATATCTACCAATTGCCATATCGCTAGAAAAAATACTTGGTAAAGTATCATCTACTTCAACTAATACACAACTAGCAAACTGTCTGATTGGTGTTCTTACACCTGCCATTACTGGAGTAGGTATGTTTACTTTAAATTGACTTGTGGCATTATAATACTTCTTAATGTACTTCATTCTATCCTCTTTAGGATAGTTTACAAACAAAGTCGCCGCAATCATCATGTACATAAATTGTGGTGTTTCAAATATCTTACCAGAACTTCTATCTTGCACAAGATATTTGTCAACTACTTGACGTAATCCAGCATAAGTGAAATTAAGATCTCTATCATGCCTAATATAACTGTTTAATTTATTCCATTCATCATCAGAAAATTTTGATAAGATTGATTTATCATATACTCCACGTTCGATATTTGTTGCAACAAAGTATCGTAAAGGTACATGACCTTCTGCTGGCATAAATTTTCCATATACGTGTTTCTGTAAACTGAATAGTAATAATCTGGCCGCTACATATTGATAATTTGGATTTTCAAGATCAATTAAATCGTTAGCCGACTTAATTAAAATTTCTTGTATCTCGTCTGTTGTCATTCCATCTCTAAACTGCAAACCAGAGTTCATTTCAACTTGAGATGATGATACACCTGATAACCCTTCACAGGCCGCTTCTGTCATTTTATGAATTTTGTTGATGTCTAATAATTCTTTTCGACCATCACGTTTTAAGATATATAAATCTGCTTTCTTGTTCATTTTTTTCTCGTCTTTAGTTTATATGCTTATTTTAGACTAAAAATCTAAAAGTGTCAAATCTTTTTCGCGAAAAGATTTCAAGTGGACAACTGTAATTATGGTTATAACTCCTGAGTAAACAGGAACTATAACTTAATCAGTTTTCCACCTCTTTACAACGTAACTTAAAGTTGCATTTTGGGTAGAACTACCGTTTGTGTAACGCAATCTAACTTTACCTGAGTTAACATCAGCACTAAAAGTTATATGACTCGTTGGATCTGTTTCTGTTCTATCATCAACATAGTCAGCATCTGTACCATCGCTTATTATTCTGATAGTACCCACAGCCAAAGCCGTGCCAAATTTGAAACTGTAATCTACAAACATTGTGTTTGTTTCCGTTAAATCAAAACTTGTGATAGTTGCTGTTGTCGAAGTACTCATTGTTTGCTTTAACAATGAATTTGGTCCGACATAGATATTGTTATTGAATTCTGGTTTAGAGTCTTGTGTGTATACTCTAATGTTGTTTGCTACTGTAGTTAATCCTGAGCCTTGTGAAACATTTAAAAAGTTTGACACTAGCTCTGCTTGTTTCGGTGAATCTGTCGAGATTAGTAAATTACCATTTACTGCAAGTGACTCCGAAGGATAACTTAGGTTAGCAACTGTTCCTTTAATGAACACGTTTGCAGGAGTACCACTTCCTGCGTTTACACCGGCTGTTCCAATTGGATTCAAACCAGCAAGTGTTGTTGAAATATTTACTCTTGTGTTATCAAAAACTGTTGCAGGATATACACCAGTACTGAAAGTAGCAACTGCTGGTATCGTAACATCTAAAGTATCAGCGGCGTTAGTAGTAAACGTACCCGAAACAGATGACAGTCTAAAAACATTTGGACTCGTACCTGGTGTTACTGTGTACTTCAGTGTTCCTGTTGCACCACTATTTTGTTGTGTGACTGTGACACCTGCTGTAATTGTACCATAACTTGATGCTGACGGTTGACCTGAAAGTGCTATGTACGTGTGTTCGTCAGTTATATCAATAAATCCAGTTCCTGTAGAATAATCAACATAGACATCGTTGTTTGCATCTGCCACGTTTGCTGTTATTGATGGAATAGCACCTGATATCGCAGTCATGACTTCTGCCTCTGTCCATTTAGAAACTACTATCACTGAGTTTGATTCTGGTACATTGTTATTTGTAAAATTAATTCTAAGTGTGCTAGGCGCACTTGTACTAACAACGTAACTGTCAGTTGCCATTGTAGTAGGCATACCATTTACGTTAAATTTAGTAACTTGATAGTCTGTTGTATTTGCTGTTGACGTCTTTCCTGCTGTAGGAAAACTTAAAGCAACACCGTTATTAAGAACAGTTGATAATGCGTCTACACCATTACCTTTAAAATCTTCTGTTCCTGATAAAGTAAAAGTTATTATTCTATTGTCTAAGTCACTCTGTGTTGATACTTGTGAGTTTAAGTAATCACCTACCTGAACCATACGATTCTTTGAACTTTGATTACCACCACCTATATATAATTCTCTTGTATCAGTAGCAAAACCTAATTCACCTTCCGCTAACGGCTTTGGCAAATCGGCTTTGTTTCCTCTACGATTTTTAAGTCTTACAAATGTTGTTGTCATATTCTAAATACCTTAACTGTATTATTTAGCGATTTTATAAAACTGTTCCACTCTGTCTAACCACATATCATTATACTTCCTAAATTCTGCTTTTTCTACTAGGAATTGCTGGTATTCACCGCTGTGTGACACTATAAAAATAAGCCCTGCGTTTATATCAGTGCCATATACTTCGTTGTGTGCTAGGGCATATGCGGCACACTGCATAAAATATTCTTCGATCCATTCTTTCTTTTTAACTTTTCTAGAAGTTTTAAAATCACCTATTACAGGTTGTCCATTCCATACACATACCATATCTGCCGTTCCGGCATACAAATTTGGAAAACATAAGTTTTGCTCTATCGCCCATACTTCATCTACCTTTGATAACCCTTTATCAATAATAATGTCACTTAATTTTTTCGCTTCTTGATAAACCATGTTACCACCAGTGGGTCTTGGCTGACCAGTTATGTAATTTTCTAAATGGCTGTGAGTTACTGTTCCTAGATTTGCTGATTCCGTTACTATTCTTTGTGCTTCGGCTTTTCCAACCCTACGCTTCCATTCATTAAGAGCAGTCATATCTTTGGTTGCTCCAAGTATTGTTGTTACACTAGGAACTGCATTTCCATTCTCTCCAACATAGAATCTTTTACCTTCTACTGTTGTTCTTTTTAATTTTGTATATTGGAATTTTTCAACAAGTAATGACACTACGTAATATCTCTATCAATGGTTTTCTTTGCCATACTGGCAACTTTTTTAGCATTATCCATTGTAGCATCTTTACTGTACTGTGTCAAATCATTATCTTGGTTTAGGGTAATTTTTTGAGGATTAATACTTTTTATCATTTTATTGTTTTTGAATAATCCTGCAAGTGATTGTGGCGTTACGCTGTAACCCATTTGATTAAGCTCATCAACCATAGACTGTGTGTCTATCTCATTTTCTCCATTTGCAGAAGCCGTCATAATAAGATTGATTGCATCCGCACTCAACTTATCAAAATAATTCTCTGTGATTTCTTGAATACGCATTATGCTTTCTTGGCTCTGCCAAGTGGTTCATCTTCTGGTCCTGAAGCTGAATCATCTCCTGAAGCTGGCTCATCTAATTCTAAAGAGTCATCATCACTCGGTGTATCCATGTCAGTGTCCATAGAACCGTCAACATCAGTATCCATAGTAGAGGCTGGTTGTTCGCCCTGTAGTGTTAATACTTCGTTCTGTGCTTTTTCTTTGGCTTCTCTGGCACCATCTAGCAAACCTTGAATTGTTGTATTCATGTTGTTGCTAAAATTAGCGGCCGCATCTGCGCCAAACTCGTATGTCATTCTGTCGACTAGAGCACCTAACGTTTCATTTTGCATTTTACCTAAATCTTCTATGATCTGTTGGAACTCATCTACCATTTGCTGACTTGCTAAAACTGTTTCAGCTTTTTCTAAATCTTCCTGTTCTTTTACAGGCTCTTTATCTTTAGATTCTGGTACAGGAATTTCTGTGTCAACACTACCAACTGGGCTGTCTTCACCATCTGCGTTTTGCATTTGGTCAACTGCTTCATCAGGTACCTGTCCTATCATTAGTACTATTGCTTCTGATAGCAATATATTCTTTGTATAGTCAGGATGTGAATGGTATGAGTTAAAAGGAAGACTGTTTTTTAAAGACTCTCTTTGAGCGTCTAAGTCTGCTTTCACTTGAAATAACTTCTCAACATCGATCTTGTCAAATACTTTGAAGCCATATGTTTCTTCTAACCAATGATTTATTCTGGAAATCTTGGTTTCATATGTAGATTGTAGGTCATTTAATTTCATAACAATTTTATTTATGCTTTCTTGGCATTTATTCTGTGTTTGTATTGTGCGTTAACAAGCTGTTTAACCATTAAAAGCTGGTTCTTGAGGCTATCTATAATAGGATTGATGGCTTCTTGCTCCAGATCAGTAGTATTTTCATTGTTAAGTTTTCTAGTGTTTTCACGAATAGAATGCTTTAATTGTGAGTACTGTAAGTTGTTTTTTAGTAGCTCTTGGTTGATTTTAGACTTCTTATTATGACCGTCCATAGTATTTGCAGTCAGTAAAAAAGCGATCTCATAAAGATGAATATCATAATAAAGTAATGTTTCTGTATCTACTTCCATTACGTCATATGACGTTTCACCTGTCTTATTATCTTTGTGTTTAGTTATGTGATATTTGTCAATTTCAACTCCTGACGGTGTCTTTGTTGTTTTCAATGACAAGCCAAACGACTCATCATTAATATGATTAATAACGGCTTTTTCTATCAGTTCACCTAATTTATTTTTCACGTTCTTTAGATTCATGGCCGTCTGTTTTGATTGTTCTTTTACTTTATCAAAACGTGCAATTTCATCTTTGATGTGTTGTAGGTAACTGGCTGGTATACCATCATACTTGAATAGTGTACCTATTAACCTAAAGTGTTCCAAGGCAGATTTTGCCGAGCTGTACTTTGGATAATCTCTTTGTTTATGTATTTTTGCTGTTTGTGTCATTTTCAAAATTTAATATCTTCTCTATTTGTTTTATATTACTAGATCTTACGCTAGAAATCAAGTTAAAATAATCGCCAAGACGCAATTTTGTTAATTTTTCTAGAATTTCTTTTTCACTTCTATTGATTAACGCACTTATCTGTTTGCTTAATTGCTCTTTCTTGCTAAGGTCTTTGACCATTTTATCCATGTTTTCTTTAAAATCAGACATTATCTTCTTCTCAATGACTTGTTCATTGCCGCTACTCTTCTAGAAGCGGGGTTGAATTTCTTTGTAAACTTAATTTTTCTTTGAAGCCTAGCACCCATACGTGCCTTCATTTTCTTCATAGTCATACGCTTTTTAAGATCTAAAGGGGCAGAACAAACGCTTGGGTTTGAAACAATCCTGCCTTTTTTACGACCAAAACTACAACGATATTTCTTAACAACCGATTTACCTTTACGGCCAAATATCATTTTTGTTTCAACCATTCCAATTAGATCACTTATAAACATATTATCTTCTTTTCTTTCCAATCTTTACTGGGCTACTTCTTCTTGTTTTTTTAACGCCAACGTTCAATTTTTTAGCAATTTTACTTGTTGGGTTATATTTCTTTGTATATCCTGCTCTTGCACCTTGTATACCTTTTTTCTTGGCTCTAGTTGCTCTGAAGTCCATTCTCTTTTTAATATTAATCGGTGCTGAACAAGTTGCCGGATCAGCCACTTGTCTACCTTTTCTTGGACCTGTGGTACATCTATATCTTCTTTTTACTTGGCTTTTATACTTTCCAAATATCTGTGGTGTACCTGTAACTTCAAATATTTTCATATTATAGTGCTTTTCCAAATACTGTTGTTAGTAGGATAGTCATTAACGTGAAAAACATTGTACCTGCTGTCCACATAATAATTTTTTCTATCTTTGCAAAGCCTTTTTCCATGTTAGCCTCTAACTTATTCATATGAGTTTCAACACGGTCAAATCTTGAATTAATCTCTTCATGCCTTTCACGGCTTAATGCTACGTGTACTTCCAAACTGCTATGCTCTAATGCATCCGTAGTAGGTGATACCTGTGTAGCTGGTTTCGGTGGTATTCTGTCCATTTTCTTCTGCTCCCTAAAACTTGGTTATCCAAGTATTAGTATTTACTCCTTGTGTGCAAATAGTATCTGCAAACATAACTAGGTTATCTAATCTTTTCTTTAAAACACCCACATCGTCGCCGTTTTGTGCAAATAGATCCGGCTGTTCTACCCCAAATTTAAACTCATACTTATCTTTAGCTCTAGTAGGTGCTGTAAAAAATAAAATCTTTCCGTATATTCCGATCAGTTGTTTCAAGTGGTCAAAGTCTTTTTCACTGTCAGATTGCACATCAGGTCCTTTGTAATCTAAAGGAAGTTTCGTAGACACACTATATACTTCCAACGAATCACCAACCTGTAGGTAATTGTGTTTTGTAGAATTGTATGAATACATTATCTTTTTGCTCCAACGGCAACATTTCTAGGTAGTTTTTTCTGATTTACAGTAACTCTATTTTTTAATTGTCTTTCTTTAGCCATCGATACTAATATGCTATATAATTCACTTTTTGGTACACTACCTCTCAAATATTGCTCTATCTTTATCACTATGTTCTGTCTTTCTTTTTGTTTTAACTTATCATAGTCAGTTACAAGTCTTCTTACTTTCTTTAGACCAGACTCGTTAACTTTTAACTCTCTTTCAAATCTTAGTAGTGTTCTTGTTAAATCAGGTAGACTGTTTCTTGATAAAATGCTTAACATTTCTTTCATTGACATTGTGTTGGCTTGTAGTCTTTCGATATAACTTTTACTTGCTTCATCATTCTTGAACTGTACTATCGATCCTGTTCCCATAATACTATGAATTAAAAGATATAGATCCGTTCCATTATTTCTAAAGAAATTAAAGTTGCCATAACTTCCTGTTCTCAAAGCATACTGTTGTGACATTCTTTTATATTTGAATTCATTGTGCATTAATATTAGGCCTAGAAAATAAGCATAGATAATATTACCTATATCATTTGCAGTGTAATTTCCTAAATCTTGTCTTGATCTAAATGCTCTACTTTCTGTAATGGTATTGACAAAAGATAAATCTAATCCTTCTTTTGCAAAATTCTTTCTACTAAAATCTAACCTATCAACAATTTTTATGGCTTTGCCAACTCTATCTACCGCGACAAATCCTTCTTGGTCTCTCACAACATATTCGTCACCCTCTATTTCAAAAGCATCAATGGCTTTAATATTTTTTATTTTCTGATACAATGTATTTTTTATTGCTGACAATTTCAACCATAAACTATACCACGCTTCAATATTATTCTTGTTTGCAAAATAAGATTTCTTCCATTGCTCTAATGCTACTAATTTTCGTTGTCCGGCTGGACCTTCTCTTCCAGTTTTTAATTTTTCAATATCTTTTTCAATTCTTTGTTCGTAATCGGTTGCAAAATTATTAAAAAATGCTTTAGGATCTTGCTCTATGGCACCAGCTCTAATCATGTTATTGTGATTAGCATGAATCAGCTCTCTTAATTTTTTAGCAGGTATACCAGTTGATTCTATCCAACTGAATATATCGCCTGCTTGTCCTAAATATTTTTTAGCATCTCCGATAGCCTTCTGTACTGATTGAAACTCACCTGTTGTTAAGTTTACAATACCAGTATAATCTTTTATGTAAGCATCATCAAACCAAACGCTTGATATTTTTTGTAAACCTGATATATCAACATCAAAACTAGCAGTCATACTATCTAAACTTTCACCCGAGTATGACGTATGAAACACTACTCCAATTTTTGCATTTTGCATTTGCTCTGCTGTATCACTTCCAACTGGAACTGCATATGTTATTGTATTAGGTTTAAATGCAACATACGATTCTCCTTTGTAGGAAATTGTATTAAGATCGCCTGAAGTAAAAAGTAAATCTCCTTGTAATACTCCCTCGATACCTAACTTTGATAATTCAGATAGTGCTATTTTTAATTTGTTACGTAATCCGGTCTTATCTTTGACTTCACCTTTTTGTACCGTGTCAGCATGATTGTTATCAATGTCTTCTGGTGTTTTGTTTAACTTTGCATCTTTGTTGAACACACCTTTTGTACCTACAAAGAACTTACCATCTGCAGGATCTTTACCGCAGAATATAGCAGGACTTCCATCCCACTTGATCGTCAATCCGTTAAATTTTTTGCTACTACCACTGCTCGCCAACTCTGCGAGATCGTTTAGATATTCAATGGCCTTTGATGCACCTTCTTTGCCTTGGAAGAGTGCTAAATCTTCTAGGTGTGTTAGGTGGAGATTTGGATCTTCTTTAAGTAGTTCATTTGCTTTCATCTTCGTTCAACTTTTTTATTCCACGTTCAAATTTTCTAGGGTCTTGTGTCTTAATGCTATTTACGAATCTTTTAACAAGGTCGTCAGCAACGTTCTCATCATATGACTCATATATCATTTTAGTAATGTTAATTGCTGAAGTAATCACATGACTAGCCCTAGTTTCCACGACATTATTCACATCGGTTCTTGGAACTACTTTACTAATTTCTTCTAATATTGAACGTGTTTGCTTTCTCATGTTAATTATTTATTACATAAAACGGCAAAATAAACACATCATACTAATCTTCAAACTGCTGTGACTGTGCTTTTAGCAGATCTCTTAGGCCTTTAGCCATTTCTGTCTTCTCGGCAACCGCACTAGCCGGTGTCTTATTTGTGACTGTTGAGGTTCTTTTTGTAAGTGTTTGTGCTATAGATTCACCCGAAGCTGGCATTATATTCACTCCTTCATCGTCCTCATCTAAGTCTGTAATTCTCAATCTATCAACATCAAACGCTAGATCAATTTTACTTCCTACACCACCACTCGATCTTGTTTTAATTAACTGTATCTGATACCTACCACGTTCTCTCATCGCTCTACTTGTGAATATACCAATCAAGTTATCAGCAGTATTAATCTTACTGATACCACCTGCAATATGGCTTTGGTCATATTCTACTTCTTCAATAGCACCTCTGTTCAACTGAGATGCTGTCACTAATACTATCTGTTGTTCTACTGCAAAATTTCTCAATTCTTCAGATACAAATTTATCTTTAATAAACATATCTGCCGGAGAAATCTTTTTGTTAACTGGAAACATCAGATCTAAATAGTCCACTAAAACAACATCTGGTGCAACACCTTTCTGTATCGTAAACTCTTTTACATACGATCTAATATCATTAGTATTAGATCCAGAAGGCATATACTTGATCTGGAACGTTCCGCCTTGCTTCTGTCTTTTTAGTTTTACTGCTAATTCTACTTCATCTATCTTTTTGAAAATTTCATTTGTTGGCACACCTGTTGTCATAGAGTCAACCCTCATTGCACTCAGCTCTTCACTTAATTCAAAAGTAAAGTAAATGACATTTTGTCCTAGCTCTAAGAAGTTCATTGCAATGTTTTGTAAGAATAAACTCTTACCTGCACCTGAACTACCTGCAAATATATTCAGCTCTCCTCTATTAAATCCACCATAAAGTTTCTTATCCAAAGACTTCCAGCCTGTGCTTACTTGTCCATTGCTGTCTTTGAGTTTCATCAATCTAGCCCTAGGATCTTCAAAATAATCTGTACCTAGATCTTTAGTTAATCCTATACGAACTGCTTCTTTAATTTTGTCTTCTACAGTTCCATATTCTGACTTTTCTAGTAAATCAGCACTTTCAATAATTGCTTTTTCAAGTGCCTTGTGTCTACAGAATGTTTCAAACTCATCTAAGAACCAATCCTTTTGTGCTTCATCTATATTTGGTACAGGAGTAAAATCAATTTCACATTTTGCTTTTATCTGATCTATCGTTGGCAGTGACTTATATTTGTCAGCATGATCAATCAACATTTCTACTGTGTCAAAGTACTTCTTACTAAAGTAAGTTGGGCTAATAATATTTCTTGTTCTTACAAAAAGCTCACTATCAGTTATCATAAACTCTATGAATAACTTCTGTAAATCGTCTGTGTATACTGTTGCCATGTTTTTATTATAACCTATATTTTGTTTTTTTGCAAGTTCTAATTTTTAATAGTATTAATCATTGGAAAAATACCTGCAATTACTACTGCACATTGTTTGGCTATTTCCATATGCTCCTTTTGTGTTCCATTAGCACTACGTAAATCAATGTAGTGTACCCAACTACGTAAAGTACCGTTCATGTACAGTCTTGTTTTAGTATTACCCTCAGGCAGTACGGCCCTTGCTTGTTCTTTAGCAATTCCGTTCTCTATTGCCCAATCGTACGCCATCTTCGATGTTTCAATAACCGCCATTTGTTTATTTGCCCACTCATCTTCGAGAGCCATGTTTTCATTTTCAATACTGTTTTGACGGTTCTTTGGGTCTTGCATACGAGCCTCTCGCATAACAAACTGGTCACCAAACTCTTTGGGGTCTGCATAACGTTGACTAAATTCCTGAAATGAAAAACTTCTATGCCTCACAATTTGATGTGCAATATCTCGTGTGGTATTAATTTCTAAACAAGCACTAACCATTTCAAGTGGTGACCAATGCTGATGTTTGATTAGATATTTGATAAGTTTTTCATTTGTTTCCTTGTTCATTTGATTACTAGGATTACTAACCCTGGCACAAAAGGCAATAAGATCTTGAACATCTTCTACCTTATTATCAAATTCATCCGTTGGTTTTGAATAACTTACTAACTTAACTAATGACAATATAACTCTCCTTTAGTATGTTGAAACTATCTTATCAGCGATACCGTACTTAACTGCTTCTTTGGCACTTAACCAAACGTCCTCTGCTGGTAATAGTACTTCTCTGATTTTCTTTTCTGACATCCCAGTACATTTTTTGTAGTGGTCTATCATTCTTTCTGTGCTTAATTCAAATTCTCTCACCCTTGCAAATAGTTCATGTTCTTTACCTGCACTACCCCAACTGTATTGGTGTGATAAGATTGACGTGTTTGGTGTTATAAATCTTCTGCCTTTTGTTCCCGACATGAAAGTCAATATACCACAACTGGCAATCATTCCTAATCCTATTGTTTTTACAGGTATAGCAGATCCTTTCATAGTATCTATTAAGGCAAATGCACTGTGAACTTGTCCTCCTGGAGAGTTGATTACTAAAGTTAGTTCTTTCGGTCTTTCTCTCTGTGGTAGTAAGTTTTTTTCAATGATCATGTTAATAATTGGTTTTGTTGTTGTGCTATCAAAGTGATCGCTAAAATAAATTATTCCACTCTCGTACATTAATTGTCCTGGTTGTACAGGAGGTTTGGCCATCTGTGCCTGCGTTGTTTTCTTATTATTCATATCTGTTTTCATTATGCTACTCCAATTTTTTTATAAACTTGAATTTTTGCTTTGTTCGAAACCGCACTATCTATAACAGATTTCAAAGTATACAATCTTCCATATTGTTTAACTGCGTCGGCACAGTCTTTAATGCCAGATCCCCATTTGGGGAAACTGACCATCCAGTTGTTTTCAACGGCCACATCAATTAAATTACTACCCGACTTGTCTCTGTCAGGACAAACTATTATTGTTTTTCCTGTAGCATTTATTAGATCGATTTGACCTTGTGTTAATTTATTACCTAATGAACTTACTGCGTTTATAGATAATGCATCTAACACTCCTTCTGTTATTATAACATACTTTCTATCAGTATGTAAATTATCAATATTAAAAATGTATCCAGGTTGTACATCACTGTAATACTTTGGTACATTTGGAATATCTTCAATTACTCTGCCCGTGTATCCTACTATTTCTCCTTTAGCCATAAAAGGAACAAGAAGTCTTTTATTGATCTTCATGTATGGATCAGGACTCCAGTAAAAGTCTTTGTAAAATTCTAAATCTCTATCCATTATGTATTTGTAAACAAACAATGCATCAGCAGGTGGATTATCATCATTGACAATATCTCTTAATAGCCTAGCACCTTTTGGCAACTGTCTAGTTTTAAATTCCGTTACGCTTTCATACTTTTTACCAATTTCAATATCAGCATCTTTTAATTTCATTGCTTCAAATTGGAGTTCTTTTACTTTCTGTTCACTCACTCCAATTTCAACAAGTAAAGTTTGCAACTTTCTTCCAATTAATCTTCCAGGAGTAAAAGAAGCCTTGTAGTTGCAATTAAAACAGTGATAGCTCACTACGTCACTAAACTTAAAACCACCTCTATGCCTTTTGTCTGGTCTTGTGTGTCCTTGCTTGGTACACATTGGACAGTTTATTGTATGCCAACCACTAGGAGTCTTTTTAGTGCTTCCACTAATTGCTGTTAAGATTGTAGATTGCAAGTTCATAGTGTTATTGTACACTAAACTAGACTAGAAGTCAACAGTTATGCTTTGAAACTCATGGTACCGACACCTTCTACTCCGAATTTGAAGTTGGTTTTTGCTCCTGGGTCAGTACTTGCATGATATATTTCTTCAACAATAGTGTAAAAATTTTTTCTCGAATTAAGAACACTATGCCATATCGACTTGTTTAAGTGTAATGATGAAACAGCCGACAGTTGCATATTTTCTTCCATGTTCCTGGTTTTTGATACCAGCCCTTCATATACATAAAAGTTTCCGTTCATGGCTATGGATCCAGGGACAATCTGGATATTGTTATCCATTAATTCTTTTACATAACCTTCATCTAAATCTATATCCGAAGCACACACGACTACTTTGGGTTTCATGGCTATTAATTTCTTAGCGTATTCTCTATCTATGTAATGATCTGTTACTAGTATATCAAATCCAAATGCCTGGTATTTTATATGTTCATTATTCTGTCTTATCATATCAACAAATTCATTTTTAGTAAAGTTATCCCCATCAAATCCTACTGTGTTATAATCTGTTTTCGTGGCACAGGCCACTAAACAATTGAAAAGAGATATGTAGTCTGCTTCAAAACATTGCAAATCATCTGGCCAAGACTTATATACTTTAGCGTTTAAATTTTTATATAATTCGTTGTTTAAGTTAGATGATGGAAATAAAAGATAATCTTGTTTAAGTAGAAAAAAATTAATTAATTGTGTTAATGCTTTGCCCTCTAAATTACCTCTATCAGCAAAGTTATTGGCCACAACTGCAACACCTATATCAATATCTTTAGTAGAAAATAATAATCTCGTGTGTTCATTTTTTATAGCACGATTAACACGAACTTGAAAATCTTTATCGCTCTTGTAATCTGTTGTAATAAATTTTCTTCTGGTAGGTTTCCCTAAATCAACAAAAGAGTAGCATCTCTTGTCTTGAGGCGATATATTTTGTAGAGCTGTAGTGTATTTCATTATTAATTTCTTAATAATACTTTATCAAATGTGCCTGTGTTACCTGCGTCAGGCTTATATCTTATTCTAATCCATTTAGTATTTGATACAAAGAAATATGGAGTAACACCTGACACACCGGTATATGTTATATCTGTTACTGATTGTCCTTGCATTAATAATGGAAACCAGTCACTATCATTTGAACTTGCAGTATTATCAAGATTTCCTTCAATTTGCACTGTTCCTGTGAAGTTGGTTGTGTATACTGCTAACGTGTGATTTGACGCTGTTAAGTTTTGTGTTGTAGAACCAGACAAGTTATTACTGTAATAGTAAGTGTTACGTAATGTATATGTATCTGCTGTCTGTGTTGCTCTAGTTTTAGGTAATCCGGAATTCTTAACTTCTACTGTACCTTGTACGTCGCCTGATCTATCTGTATAAACAGCCGATTTCACTTGATTTGAATCCACACTGTAAACAGTAAAGTTATAAAACCCTTCTGCTACGCTGTATAAATCTGCTTGTGATATATCTATTTCTGCTTCACCTCTTGTAGCATTTGTTACCGTCATTGGTCTTGACAACACCGTTTCTTCACTTTCGATGTCCGTAATATTGAAGTAAAGTGTCAAACCAGTCAAGTTTTTTGGTACATTATTATCTGTAACAATCTTAAAATTTGACTTGTTATCTACTCCACAATATAGTAATATGTTTTTATCATATAAAGGCATACTGTTATTTAACTTCGTTGAGGTTGACAAAGTATAAGTATTGTTGTAAACATATAGAGTAACAGAATTTGACATAGTAATATTTATGGAATACGCAGAATTACAAGAAAAGTTTCCGTTTTTGAGCTGTATAAAGTACGCAAACAACGAATATGTTGGTATTTTACAGAATCAAGATAATCACGTGACTTCAATATACGTGTACGATCTCATCAAGACTGAAGATCTTAAACAAGAGTTTTTAGATCTAGGAGAAATTTGGTGGTGGGAATCTAACAGAACTATACCAATAAACATATTCTTAAACAGAGAACTGACTAGATTTAGAGATTGTATAAAAACATTCAATACAAAAGATGTTGAAGTTATGTTTGGTCCTACTACGAGTATCAACAACGTATTAAAGAAAAGAATAATTAGAAGAAATATTAGCCTTCTTAAAAAAGGTTAACTATTTTTTGTTTTTTCAATAAGCAAATTTAACTGTAAAACTATTGCAAGTGCATATCCTACAGCATGGCTTTTCTTAAAGAAGTAAGTGCCATCTTGTGGTTTCTCCCAAACCTTTTCTTTAATCGTAGTCCAGGATTCATTTAACAAATTACGTTTTGCAGGACGTATTATTGCCAACACAGCCGCCAAGTCTTCTACAGACTTTGGCTTCAGTTTGTTAACAATATCAAAATGGTTGTGTACGTGAAATAGTTGTTCTACTATCTCTTTGTGTTCTAATAAACTCCAGTCAGGTTCCGCTGATATTAATTTCAACAAATGATCTTCATCTTTGACATCTTCATAGATGCTAACGTTAAGGATGTCTAATTTAAAGTATCCTCTGTCTTCTGCTTCTGCATAGTCAATACTACTCACACCTTGTAGTGGATCTTTTGGAACATCTGTTACATAAACACCTGTGTTGTGTTTTTTAATAATATTGTCTTTCACTATACCTGCTGGAATGTGCTTTATCAAACTTAACAGATCATTTCTATTTTTAGTATCTATATCTATATCTGTTTTTACTATCATAAACCTGCCGCCTTTGTTACGTCAAGTGCAAACTTAACATCATCAGGACTCTGTTGAAATCTTTTTGTCCATGCATTTGGTGATACGTATTCTTCAATCATTATCATCTGCTCTTCATTGAAAGATTCCATTAACTTGATACCACCTTTGCTGTTGTAAAGTATCCACGGTGATATCTTTCCAGCCCTAATCATATGTATAGCACGTGGTACACTGACTTCATCAAAAAATGTAGTCCAATCTTTTTTGTTTTCTTCTGCCCATGTTTTTATGGTTAACACAGTTCTTTCTATAGCTCTGTCAACACTTTCTCTTACATTGAATTCTTTGATATATGTTTCGTAGACTTCATCTGTTGACCATTTGTCTATTCGTACTCTTGACTTTAATAACCATTCTATATAATCTTCAACACTTGCTATATAGACTCCCATAACATAATTTGCAAATCTAACGAAAGCAAGATAATACTTACTGCCCATAAAGTCTTCGTATGTTTTTTCGCTTTTCATATTAGTGGCTGTGATCCTCCAAAAGTGTTGAAAACATCTAAAAGCCAACTGCACATTTGCATCTTTCCTGTTGTTCCATCTTCTTTTTGGTTCACAAAGATGTGTTAATAGTGTTTGTTCACTACCAAAAGTCTTTTTACAAAATTTACAAACATAACTCATTTTATCAACAACTTGATTTCTTTATCATCTAATCCTGCCTGCTTGGCCATTTCTTTTATTTCTTTTTTGTCAAGTACTTTTATTAAAGTCTCTATCTCATCATTTTTATAATTAGGATAGCAAGATTGTATAAAATCAAATATTTTAGTTTTCTTTCCTTTACCTTTTGGTGCTTTTAACCAAGGATGAAATTGTTTCTGTCCAGATCCGCACAAACATAACAGTTTCCAAAACAACAAACTATCCCCTTCATGTTTTTGTATTGTACTAAAATATTTGTTACAGAATTCATTCACGCTTTCTATGTAAGATTCTTGCAGTATCTTATTTGACTTAACACTCGATGCAAATCTCATACTAACGTAAGATGAAAATGTTTTCTTTAATTCACTATCTAAACTCTCATACCACTGCTTGTTTCCCATATCAAGGTTATACAGCATTTGATTTAAGTTTATAGTTGGCTTACTCACAGAAAATCTCCAACATTAATCACATCTGGTATTTGATTTATTTCTTTTGCAAAAAACATACATGGTGGATTTGGTTTATCATTTAGTGGAACCGACATAATATGACCATGTTTTAACTTTGGAAAATACCATTTAACATCTTGAAAAATGTTTACTATCTTTATTTCATGACTCTGAGTCATATTGACAGTTAAAGGATTTATTACCATTGCTTCAAAACCTCTATCATTTATACTAGTCAATGGTACCATCTCACACTGTCCTAATTCCTTTTCAGTAACCATTACACTCCAGTCGATGGGCATCTGTATTGTGTACTCTCCTACTTCCATAACCATACTTGGTGCGTTAAATGTTTCCATAAAAATTAAAGGTATGAAAAAGAAATCTATATTCTTATTGTTGTTAGTATCAAGAACACAATACTGAATATCATCTCCTGTTTCGGGTACCTTATCTAAATTAAATGGTGTGTTGTCTGTTTTTAATATCTTCATATGTTTACCTTGTTTATAGTATACGGATAATTTGCCTCTTTGTAAAACTTTTTCCTTGTAGTCAAGTGTCTTTTTGAAAACTTACAACTAGATGTTATATCCCATATCTGTACATGATCCTTGTCTTTTGCTTTTCTAATACCTCTACCAATACTCTGTATTACCCTTACAAAACTCTTGCCTGGCTCTACTAGTATCAAATTAAATATTCTTGGTAAGTTAATACCCACTGCCGCAACTCCATATGTTGCTATAAGAACTTTATATTGTTCTGTTGCTACTTCATCATATTCTTCTTGTCTTTCTTCCATTTTAGTTTTACCTTGTATGAATACACTACCAGGTATCATATCTTTAAGTAGCTCACCTGTCTTTATCCTATCTACCAGTATTAAGGCATTACCGCCAGATCTTATTTCTTCCATTAGGTTACTAATAAACTGCAACCTTGATGTGTTTGTAGTAAGATAAGTCAGCTCTTCTTGGTAAGATCTAAATGCTTGATGGTCTTGTGTCTGTATCACGTTTACATGACAGTTTGCTAACACACCTTTATTCTGTAACTCACTAGCACTTAACTTGCTTATAACTTGTCCTAAACTTGCTATAAGACTCGCCTTCTCATATTCTTCTTTTGGTATTGTTCCTGTCAGTCCCCAACGTATTGGTACATCAGCAAATGGACCTGTCAGTAATTGTTTCAACACATCTGCTTTTGCCATGTGTACTTCGTCTACCATTACACAAACTACATCATCTAAAAATTCATCTAATGGAAAGTCTGTTTCAACTTTTTTAGTCTTCTTGTGTAAAACATTTAAACTTTGCCATGTACAAATTGTATGTTTGTGATTTAATTCTTTTCTTTCTCCATAATAAACACCAACATCAAGACCTAAATTAATGTAATCTTCTTCTGTCTGTGTTACTAAACTCTTGTTAGGAACAATTACTATTGTTCTACCATACTTCTGACACATCTTACTCAATGTGGCAGTAATAATCGTCTTACCTGCACCTGTGGCTATTTCTTGTAAGCACTGTGGATTAGCAATAAAGTCATTAATAACTTTAACTTGATAATCTCTTAAAATTATCGGTTGGCCTTCGTGTGTATGACCTTTTGGCCAATTGATGTGTGATAGGTGTTCTGCATCAACTTTCTCAAAATCAAACTTGTATTCTTTCCTATCATCCTTGATTTCAATCTCAAATCCTTGTTGTTCTATGATAGGTAATATTTTATCAATAAGATTTAACGAAGTCCTACCACCAATGTCACAGAATCTAACAAACCCGTCCCATCTTCCCAACTTATATGCTGGTAAATGATAAGCATATGGAACAAAATATTTTAGTTTATCTGATATCTTACGGCGTGTAGTAACATCAAGTCCTTCGAATTTGACGTTTACTTCGTCTTTGATATGTAATATTGCTTTTTGCATACTGTTATTGTAACACAGTCTTTATTTTTTTGCAAACAATTCAGCATCATCAAGTCCAGCTACTCGCAATTTCACAATATTGTTGATTTGGAACTGTTTGGCGTCTATAGCCTTCATCAGTCCAAGATATTTGTTTCTTAAGAGAGCAAATTCATTAACGACATTTGCCATATCAACTACTTCTTGTTCACCATCAATATA